CGTGGCCGTCAGCGGTTGGAAGTTGAACGTGTTTGTCAGGTCAACGACGTTGGCACCTGCCCCGCCGCCGTCCGCATAGACAATGGCGCTCTTGCCGTTCGCAACCGTGACCGTGGATCCAGAACCCTGCGTCAGGACCACGCTCTGGCCGGAGTTGTTCTTCACGAAATAAAGATGCTGCCCATCGTTGGGCGAGATCGTGACCGTGTTCGTCCCGCTCGGCGTGCCGCCAAACACCAGCACTCGATACTGGCCATCCGACAGCGTGCCATCTGTCGTGGTGAGCGTGTGCGTCGTGCCCGTGAGCGAGATCGCACCGACGCCATTGGTCAGCCGGTCAATGATTGACAGGTTCGTGTTGGTGGTCGTGCCCCAAGTACCGGACTGCTCGCCGGTCGCGATAAGCTCGATACCACCGTTCGACGTGTATGTGCTCGCCATCTCGCTTCCTTACGCCGCAATCTCGGTCCAGATCGTACCGGATGCCGGAGTGATCTCCGTGTAGGTTGTCCCGGGGCTCGGGGTGATGGGAGTATAACTTGTTCCGGGCGCTGGAACAATCCTTCCCCACACCAAGACCTGCCCTACTTGGCCCGTGGCGCTGACGCCGGTGACGAAAACGCGGGCTCCAGCCGCAGCAGTTACGCTGCCAACCTCACCAGTGCCGGCCACACCTGTGACGTTGACGCGAGTGACCGTGCGGGCAGTTGCTGTGCCGACCTGACCCGTGCCCTCAACGCCTGTGAGAGTGACACTTGCGTCACCCGTAATGGCGACATCGCCAACCTCGCCAGTTGCCGCCACACCTGTGACACTGACCGAGACACCCGTTCCAAGGTTGACCGTAACAGTGCCAACCTCACCCGTGCCTTCAACACCTGTGACATTGACAACGATGTCCTCAACAACGAGGACCGTGCCAACCTCACCCGTCGCCTCGACGCCCGTGACGTTGACCGATACGCCCGTGCCGACGTTAACAGTGACGCTGCCGACTTCGCCCGTGGCAAAGCCAACCGCAACACTGCCCTCGCCCCACGCTAGTTCCCCGAACCCCGCGCGGCCCCAGCCGGTAAAGGGGACGGTGATGTCTGTCATGGGACTAGGCTATTCTTATGATGGCCGTGGAACTAGCCGCAGCAGGCATTACGATCTCGAAGTCGCCCGCCGTCGAGGTCTTGGCACCGCCAAAGTCCAGCACGACCACCGAGGGGTTGGTGTAGGTGTGCGTCGGAGTGCTGTTGTAGATCAGCGCGCCGTAGGCTGTGATTGTCGCAGACGTGAACGTCAAATCCGCGAAGTCGGTGTACGCCGTCGTGCCGCTAGTCGTCGGGTCGATCCGAGTCAGCGTGCCGCCGCCAGCCGAATACGAGCCAGATGCGCCAACCTCGTTGGTGGCCGTGTATGCCGTAGTCGCAGCAGTAAACGATGCGCTGTTGTCGTAGAGCGCAAGTTTGAAGGTGTCGCCGCCGGTAAGGCGGAAGTCGTGCACGGCCTCAAGCAGTTGTTGCTTGAAGGACGTACACATGAAGTTCCCCGAGAACGCCACGTCAGAGCCTCCTTACCAGATCAGCAAGCCCCGGATGACCTGCATCGTTCAACGCATTATACACAGTTGTCCGGTCACTGTGAACCGCCTGCTTCAGGTAGGACAGAACCACCTGCTCGACACGCTGCTTGAAAGCGTGCGCCTGATCCCGAATGGGCGCAGGCGCATCCGCCGAAACGGCGACGATCTTGTCCGCACATTTGGCAGCCAATTCCTCCGGCGTGAACCCACGCCCGGAAGTCGTGTTGACCGTCACAAGCTGCGCGAACCGCGGCACTTCCATTGATGCTCCAAGCATTACTGTTTCGGCCTCACTACCATGCCCGTCCGATACTGATCGGTCGGTTCCTTTGCCTCACCAAGAAGTTTGATGCCAATGAGCGACTCTTGGAACCGCTGATTGTACATCGCCATGATGTCCTGCTCGCCCTTCATGTAGATGTACGCCTCAACAAGCGCGCCATACAGAAGGGTCAATTCCGCATTCGTGCTGATCCACGTCGTGCCGCTCTCGGCCCCTGCCGTCAGGCTGGCCGGGCGATAGAGGTAATGCAACTCCATTACATAGTTCGATGCAGGCGTCGGCGCCAAGATGAAGTTGCTTACGTCGAACTGGGCGTAGTATTTCGGCTGCCCCGTTACCGAGCCGTTCGGATTGTAGCTTTGGACGAAGTTGGCGTCCTTGAACTCGACAAACGTCTTCGACCCCGACACCTCGTAACTCAGCGCGTAGGGCGCCAGAAAATCCGAAGGACAGGCCAGATACTTGTTTGACGTCGTCGCATTCGCCGTCACGTTCTTCTGAAACAGGCTTAATTGGACGCTCTTCAGGATGCGCTCCTCCGCGATGCGGATGAACACAGGCAGGTTGTTCACGAAGCTCGTCTCCGTGTTCTGCGTGTAGTCCTGAATGGCCTGCTTCAGTTGGGCGTATGTGAAACTCATGTCGTCCTCACCGTAACAGAGCCAACTTGGCCAACGCCCCACACGGGCCCAAGAGTCGGATCCTCAACCAGCGGCACGCCGACGAAAACAAACAACGGCTCCGGCTGATCCGGCCGCGCGTCCTTCAGCGCCTGCGGGTCAGAAACCCTGCGCCGCGGCTCAAGCTGGGGATGCTTCGGCTCGTACTCGTCCGGGCCCACAAGAAAGCCCGTCCACTCCTTCTTCATCCGGTTCAGCCGATAGCGGAACCCAGAGCGGTCGGAGATGCCATAAGCGTATTTGCCAGACGCAAACTTGCCCATCACATCCCCCAGCTATACGCCACACTGGGCTGGATGATGAACGACGCGCGGTCGCGGTCCTCTTCCATCGCACGAGCCATCTCTTCCTCGTAGAGGATCTTCAGCACTTCCGTGCGCGCGGGGGCCTTCTTGAGAGAGATGTAATAGGCCAGCCCGGCCGCAAGCGCAGGATAGAACCGAAACGGGACTTGCAGCGTATTCGCCTGCGTCGCCGCGTCGTCCATCCGAACCAGCCGGTCGAAGATGATTATGTCCGTGCTGTTGTCCGGCGTCGGCCACACCTTCAGCGTAGGCGTGATCTGCCGGTCAACGTAGAACTGCATGACGCGGGCCTGCATTGACTTGTCAGGGATGGTCAAAAAGTCGTCCCGACTAATCCGATCAAGCGAGTAATCCGTACCATCCCTGCGAACAACAGCCGACAGGATGTCAATCGTCTCCGCGCCAAGGCTATACGACGCCGTCCCAACAGTCACTGTCTGCGTGGTCTGAGCAATCGTCCAGCGGTTGATGCCGCGGTTAGCCCACTCGGCAAGCATCAAATTCAGCGAACGCTTCGCGGTCCGCAGGTCATAGCCGGTACGCGCCTCCAAGCCGCAACGCTCGTAGGCTTCTTCGATGTACTCGGTGACATCGAGTTCGAAGGTTTTCGTACCGGAAACTGTCATCACTTCTTCCTTCGAAGAGCTTCAACGCGGCGAGGAGCGCCAGCAGGCTGACCCAACGCTTTCTTCTGCGATACCCTACTCTTTTTTTCCGATGCCGTCATTTCAGAAGACGTTTTTGGAGTTTCGGAAGAAATCCTACGGGAAGGTCGGCAGTAAGGTGTCCCACGGGATTCACCCTCTTGCCTGCCACAAGCCTTCCCGGTGCGAACGTCAACCCACTTCTCCTTGAACCAGCGCTTGAGGTTGGCACCCTCTTTGGTCTTCCGGACAGCCATCAGATCCCCTTCGTCACCTTGCGGCGATCTTCCAAAACTTGTCCACACCCACGAGCAACAACCCCGCCCGACGCCTTTTTGAGAACAGGGCGCTTTCTAGGGCCTTGAGAAACGCCCCAGTTGGCCGCCCCGACCTTTCGGCACTTGGCAATAGCGCCGGATGCGTACGCCGACGGGAAAACCTTGTAACGGGCCTTTACCTTGTCGTAGCACGCATCCTTCGCCATCACTTCTTCCCCTTCTTCGCCGGACCGCCCTTGGCCAGACCCTTCGGGCGCATCGGAGGAATCAGAACCGGCTTGCGCTTCAGACCCGGCGGCCGCATCGGCGGAACTGCAACAGACTTGCGCGGACGCGCCGCCTCAAGATCCTCGCCCTGAAAACGCTCCGCCTGCTCCGCGCTCTCGCGAACATTGCGCATCTCGCGCAGTTCACGGGTCCCGGCCGCCGCACGGCCGCGCGAAATCGCGTTTACAGGCGGCCTATTTTTCGGTTGCTTGCCCTTCATCACATCTTGTCCTTCTTTGCCATGCCGCCGCCGCGCATTTTCTTGACCATGCCGCCGCCCATCATCTTCTTGGCCATCCCGCCACCACGCATCTTGACAGGCTTCTTCTTGCCCATCTCGCCGCCCATGGCCATCTTCTTACGAGGACTCATCGCCATTTTTCAGTCTCCTGTA